TCCAGCCTGGGTCCAGACGGGAAGATCCCGCCAAGGTTGACAACCTCGGTTCCTGGACCGGCCTGTCCTCCTGCCGCAAGGCAGCAAAAGGAAAGTGGCTGAAAAGTCAAAACACTGACATACAAAATGACGATACTAATACTACGGTCTTCGACCATACTACTTTCTCGTGCATTCCGCACGTCTAGTGTCCTCCAACAGCTACCTAACCACCCACTCTATCCCAATATAGATTGGAGTAAAGTAGATGGAGGTCACTATGCCATTGTAGACCCAATGGACACGCAAGGTATTCTCTACCTCTCTGAGAAGGAATACAAGATTCAGGTCAGGGTGAGTGTCAGTCAAGACTCTCAACTGTCTGTTCTTGCTAGACCTGGAGACTCCAAGTTACCTAGCGAGCTCGCATCCACTGCAACTTTATCGACCAAATCAACCAAAACTCCCCTACTTAAAGAGGAACTCGGGCTAACCCTTCGTAAGAAGGACCGGACAGGGATTACTCCCTTCACCGGATGGCCTGTAAGTACGTTCAGTGGATTGCGATCAGATCAGCTACTGGTCGCGCCAACAGGTGCAAACCTGTTGTCCCTGATCCTACACTGGGGTTTAGACCTCAATGTACGGTCAGGTGGCCAGATTGAGCCTCAACCGGCGTTGAATGCTTCTCTAGTCGAGTTGGGGAAACGACTGACTAATATCCTGCTAACAAGGGGCCGGATGGCCCTAGTTATGAAAATGAAGAACACGCTGTTCTTCACTAATAACTGGTTAGCAGGAAGGCAGAACGTCAATCCCTTTCTCCTAGGTGAGCCCGTCGGCCTCGCCCGCAGTGGATTACCAAGGATCCTCCCGTTGTATTTCAGGAGGGCCCTTGGCTCCAGAAACATGAGGATAACCCGGATGGTGTTATCCCTACTCAAGAGTTATTCAGCTCTTGAGGCTCCACATCCTGACAACGACCTCGTCAGCGTGACGGGGAAGTGTCCACAACTCGATCAGGACATGGTGAAGCAATTCACCCTGTTCTGCCGAGATGTGTTCTGGCCCAAGGTCGTAAGAAATTACGCCCAAAAGGCTGGGATGGATTGGATCATGGATCCGGATCTGCGTGCGACTCCGATGGGGAAGCCGTATAATCCTGTACGTGGCGGCCCTAATCACCCAGTAGCGATACTAGGTGCTCCCATGGATGCGATTGCTTGGGACTCCGTCCCAATCAACCACGCCATGAGGTGGGCCGAGCACGTAAAGGATTTTCACACCTTGTCTCTTTTCCGTCAGGTCCTTGAGTACGCTCGGGAAGGCCAGGATCTCCTAAGACTACAACACTCGTTGCGGTCGAAGGGTATCCAAACCGACCCTAAGCGCAAGGGCGTGAAACGATGGAATTTCAGCCGTGAGGCTGATCTTGGGAGACTTGCATTCCTTCCTGAGGCTGCGGGTAAAGTAAGGACTATTGCAATAGTCGATTACTGGACCCAAAGACTCATGAAGCCAGTCCACGACTGGATGGCCTCGGTACTGTCGGTTTTACCAACCGATGGTACTTTTGACCAGGAAGCAGCTCTACGGACATATGTGTTGGAGACCAAAGAGGTCAAATGCCATTACAGCATAGACCTTAAGGCCGCAACAGATATGATCCCCATCGATCTGTATCACGCCCTCTTCTCAGGTATCTGAGGCGAAGAAACAGCAGGACTTTGGACAGTCCTGCTGACTGATCGTGCATTCCGTATCCCAGTGGAGACGAAAGACTTTCGTCCCCTTGTCGTGCCGAACCTCCGTGGTACCATCCAATGGTACGACAGAGGTCAACCAATGGGAACACTGTCCTCTTGGCCAAGTATGGCTCTGGTGCATCATGCACTGGAGCTGTTCTCAGCTTGGAGGGCAGGGTTAGATCCTAAAACTTTTACAAGTTATAGGGTCCTCGGTGATGACAACGTGACGGGTAACTGTCTTGTGGCAGCCAGCTACAAGGACGTTTGCGAGGCTCTACAAATCCCGATCTCCCACAGCAAGACGTTAGAAGGCAAGTTGTTTGTTTTCGCCTCTCAGATTTATCTGGGAGAAGAGAACATTAGTCCGATGTCCCTCAAAGAGGAACTCTCGGTCACAACTTGCTCGCAGCGATTGGAGATGGCCCTTCGGGCTATTTCCAGAGGCTGGATAGGTGATAAACCTACAACTGCTCGTCTCCTTAGGCTCTTACTGCGACGAAGAGACTATCTTCGAAGTACTAAAGAGTTTAAGGTGGGTAAATTGGGACGTGTAGCCCAAGCAGCACTCATCAGTGCCTTCGCCCTGACTCGTCGGTCGTTGACCAAATTGTCAGGAGGAAAGTCCACGCTAATTCCCTTCTTACTCTCGTTAGAGAATAAGGTAAGGGTTTTGGATGGAGATGAGAACCACTTAGACCGCGTTACGCGATCGGCTTTGGAGGACATCGAGACCATTCTTTCTATCTCTATGATGAGACTCATCGTAGAGAGAATAAAGGATGATCGAGATGCGATCCTAACCGCCGCTTGGCGCTGGCATGAGTGGAAGAAGCATGTTAAGGACTCTGGGTTACCCCTTGGAGTGAACTCAGCTGGGGAGCTGATATTCGCTTCATGGGATAAGCCTGTGAGTCTTCCTCCGGGAGTCGAACTCCCAGACGAAGTCTCATGGAGAACTTACAGCAAAGCTGTCTTCCCAGTCCTTGAGGACTACTTCGGGTATTGGTTCGAAGGGACTTTCAGTCCCGGCGAAACACCACCCTATATTCTCGTCTCCGACGAGTTTATGAGTACAGTCAAGGCTGGGACGGTAGCTTACCGTGAGTTACCAAGTCTTAACAGCGCGGATGAGGGT